GGCCTGTTTGTTTTCCTAAAGATCTAAATCTAGCCAATAAATTGTCTAATCTTTTTAATTTTCTTTTTATTGGATCTCTTGACGTAGTTGAAAAAAGTCTCCATTCAGAAAATTCTGGTAGTTGTTTTTTAGGATTACCTGTTATTACAGTAGATAATGCTTTATTAACTGTATACGCACTAGCATCTCTAATTTTTCTTGCAACAGGCGTTGGTATAGCTTTTGCTCCAAGATACGTAAGCGGTGTTACAACTGCTTTGTCTATACCTTTTAATCCAAGACCTGCTACTTTTGCTGTTGGTTTAAATATTCCGTATTTAAAACCAAGAGCTACTGGCTTACCTATTAATGAAAAACCACCTCCTATTGTAGCTCCTTCCGCACCATATCTTAATTTATTTCTAAATCTAGCTAGTGCTAAATCTCTACCAGATAAATTATCTGTTTTTTCTTGTTTTAAAACTAAAGACTCTCTGTCTGGTTCCGCAGCTATAAAATCAGTTGCCCCTGCTGCAGTTGCCATATAACCAACTCTTTTTGCTATTTGAGTTCCTTTTTGTAATCTAGTTCCTGTTTCAGCTAACTTTCTACTTCTTTGAAATATTTTTAATCTACCTAAAACTTTAAATACAGCTCCACCGGGTGCACCATATTGAGTCAATATTTTTACAATACCACCAGTTAATGTTTCAGGATCTCTTACTTTAGTTCTTTGGTAGGCTTCATCTAATTTTCTTATAAGTGTATCATCACCTGATACACCTGCTATACCTGTTGTAATTATATCTCCTATAGAATAACCAAGATCTTGAACACCACCTAAAACAGATGCTTCTATATCTTCAAAAAAATCTATGTAATCTTTTTCGTTAGCTTTATTTCCTGCGCTTAATTCTTGTAATCTTTCTCGTCTTAATTTTACAAGTGCAGGATTTGTTGTTAAACTTATACCTAAATTACCTAAACCCTCCCATGTAAATCTTACAGGTTTTTTCTTTTTATTTAGAGAATCTTTTAAAGCCTCTCTAAATCCTTCAGCTGATACGTCTCGTTGTTGTCTTGTTGTTTTGAAAGGCTCCACTTTAACCCTCCTGTGGTATAGTCAAAGTTACGCCGTATTGTTGATTAAATTGATCCACGTCTTGTTGGTCTCTAATATTTGCAAATTCTAATAATGCTTGTTTACTGTTTGCAAGTAATTGAACAACAGTGTTATCAATGCTTTGTGGTAATCTAGCTCTTAATTCTGTAAAACTTAAATCTTGAACCGTGCTAGTATCATCTGCTGTTTCCATAACTTCTTCTGATACACTACCACCTATTTGATACTCTGCTCTACCACCTTCTGCTAAACCTATTTGTTTTTCAAATTCTTTAACTTCTTTACTGTCTGGACCAAAATTTTCAATAAGATTTTTATATTTTAATTCTTGAGATAAATTTCTTCCTTCAATTGATTTAAGTAATCTATTATTTAAATCTATTTGCCTGTTATTTTGTTCCAATGCATTGTCTATATCCATAATTCTATTTCTAGTGGCTGCACTATCTTCTACTTTTGGTCCTTGTTGTAACAACTCTTGTTTTTCTTTTCTTAATTTTACATTTTCATCTGTTAAAGTATTATTTTGAGTTGTATAATCTTTTATAGCTTTTATTTGAGCTTCAAATACAAACTCACTATCACCTTCTGCACCAGCTTCTATTTCTTCACGTTTTAAATCTACAGCACTTGCCACTGCTCGTCCTATTGCATCATCTCTTCTTCTTCTGCCTCTTTCTTGTTCCATGAGCCTTGCTTGTTGAAACTGGCTAAATGGTTGTTGAGCTGCTTTTGCAGCAGTTTGAAATATATTTTTACCACCAGGTTGAGCTAATAAATTTAAACCAAAATTTGTTAAGAAACTTGGCAATGATCCAGGGGCACCACGTTGTCTATCTATTTTAAATTCATCTATTAAATCTTTTTCAATTTCAAAAAGACTTCTAGCGTCTTGTTTAACTTGTTCTCCAAATCTATAGTTTTGTCTATCAAGTCCTGATGTAATACCAGTCCCTGAAGAACCACCCATTCTAAACATTGGTCTTTTTAATATTCTATTCATACTATCTTGTTAACCCGTAAATCCCTGCTAACGTTGTACCAACACCAAGAGCCGTCTGTAGTGGTGTAGGATTAGGTGCAACAGATTGTTGGAATTGCGCTGGGTAACCACCTACTAATCCAGTTACTTGACCAGCAAATCTATCTAACTGTTCTTGTGGTTGGAATGCTGCTTGTCTTACAGCCTCTCTTTGTGCATCTAGTTGAGCTTGTGCTTGTGCCTGGTTCGCTGCGCCCAGTCGACCTAAAGTAGAAATATCTCCTGCTTGTAATCCAGGCACTAACGATGCTAAACCTGCTTGTTGTTGTCCTAATCCTGATTGTGCTTGTGCTAAATTAAATCTGTTTGCAATGTCTTGCTGTCTAGCTTGCATTGCTTGTCCGAATCCTTGTTGCAAAAGATTTGCTTGTAATAAAGCTCTTTCTCTCGCTGCCCCTGTGCCAAACTCGGCGAGTTGCACTCCCGCTCGACCAGCGCCGAGCACTCCCAAACTTGCTTGTTGATCTCTTATCTGCTGTTGTCTTTGTGCAGTGTTACGATCAAATTCTGAAAGTGTTGCATCAATTACTTGTGCTTGAAATGGTGACATAAAATCTGTCACTTGTTGTGCTGTTGGGGCTCCTGTTGATATACCACCTAATGTTGTTCCTGCTGCGCCCACTTGTTGTTGTGCTGCAGTTACAAATGGTTGAAAAGATCCAATACCTGCTTGTGCTAGCTGTTGTGCTTGTCTTGTTAATGCGTCTTGTGCTGCTACTTGTGGTGCAAGTCCAGCCAAACTTTGTTGTCTTGTTGTAAATGCTCTAGCTGCATCTTGTCTTGCTTTAAAACCTTCTGCAGTTTCTCCTGGCTGCCGTGATATACCTGCAATACCTGTTGTTACTACTGGTACACCCGTTTGTGCTGTAATCTGTTTTGCTAGATCAACACCTAAATCTTCAACAAATTTTGCTGGTAATGTTCTTTGTTCAGCTACGCTCATTATAATACTTCCTCTAATCTTTGTGATGTTTGAAACATACGTCTAGCGCCTTCTAAGCCTTGCGATTCTTCAGATACGTCACCTCCGGCTTCGAGGTTCTTCATCATGTTATACATAACTTCTGCGCCTTTGTCTACATCTCCATCACCAGCATTTCTAACAGCATCTGCTGTAAATACAAATTCATTCTTTGATAATCTTGCAGGGACATCGTCTGCCTTTTCCATACGTCCGATAGGTACAAATCCACCTTCTTCTCTTAGATCCATCTCTTTGCCACCCATATCTAGTAGTGGCATGGTCTTTTTAGCCACTGGTTCTTTTGATCCTTCTTGATATCCAATTCTACCACCCTCAGCTCTAAATGCTAAACCTCTTCTATCTGCTGAAGTTCCTGCTTGTAAAATCATTCTTCTAGCTTCCTCTATATCTATACCCTCACCCCTTGATAATTCTTGTGCCTTTTGTTCTTGGTCTTCTGTTAGTAATCCTGCTAGTGCTGATGCTGCCGTAATTAATGTTCCTGGTCCTATTTTACTTAATAAACCAGTCCCAGCAACTCTACCTCCCGTGTCTCCAGGAAGTCCTAATAATAAATTACCTGCTTTCATTTTACCTAAAGCTAATGCATTTCCAATACCACTAAATCCAAATATACCCGGTGCAGCTCCACCAAAACTAGCTCTACCAAATATACCACCACCTAGGCCACCGGCCGTTCCTAGTCCTGGTATACCAAATGCAACTGCACCTAATAATGCAGCTTTACCTATTGGTGACTTTGCAATTTTTTTAACAGCTCTTGTTGCTTTCTTAACTAATTTACCTAAAAAATACATCTGTCTACCTGATTCAATATCCATGATCCCACCTATTGGTCCACCTTCAGCTCTAAATGCTAATCTTAAACCCTCTAATCCTTGAGGATCTTCTGTTCCTTGTTCCGTGATGCTTGGTGCTGATGCCATCATTGTTTGAGGTATAATAGGTTGTCCACCTTCAACATTTCTATAACCAAACGTACCATCTTTTTTTACAAATTGTTCTAAACCACCTACATCACCAGAAAATTTTAATGCTGGCAAACCTTTTTGCTCTGCTAAAAAATCTCCATAACCTATTAAAGCTGAAGCTAATTTACCACTGCTCTGGTCCTCTTCATCTAAGCTATTAATATAATCTAAAAGATCTTGATTAGATTTAAATTTTGCAAAGTCTTTCATGAATTTTGGGTCAAATTTAGAAAGTTTACTTAAAAGTCCAATGCTAGGTGCTTTATCTAAAAGTGTTTCTTTGGTAAAAGCTTCTTTAACTTTTTGTGTATCTCTAAAATCTTTTCCAGACTTAATTGTTGTTTTTGGTACATTTTTATATTGTTGTGATATTCTTTGTTCTCTTACACCATCACCACCACCAAAATTTTCTTTACCAAAATCAGATCCTTTGCCAGCATCTGCTCCACCTCCAAATTGGTATAATTGTCTTGCTATTTGTGCTCTAGTTATTGCCATCGTATCATCTTATTTTGTTTTACCGAATAAATCAAGGCTAGGCATTACCACTGTCACATCTTTTCTTATGTCAGATTCTGGTATACCTTTTGACTTCCACTCTTGATCATTCATGTATTTTTCACCTGTTTTTATGTTAGATATTTCCTCTATTATTTTTTTTGGTTTTATTTCCATAATTACGATACCACCTCTCTTGGTTGTATTTCTAATATAGAAGCTATGACATGCAACTCATTAGCATCAGCAGCTTGTACTTTTAACACCTCACTTTCCTCCATAATAAGTGGATTTGTTAAGAGCTCTGATGTTGCCTTAGATGCTATAGCTTTATCTTTAAATAAATTAAATATAGCACCACTAGAATTTACTAGTGTTATTGTTATAGTGGTTCCTGATCCAGCGTCCTCGGTTACTAACAATGATTTAACAACAGTTGTAGTTGCAGTTGGTACTGTGTACAAAGTTGTAAGATCAGTTGTAGTTAAATCTACTTTTTTATTTTTAAAACTATTAGCCATTAATTTATAAAGAAGTTAAATGCTTCTATCTCCTGTTTTAATTCTTCTTGAAACGTAGAATTTAATTTTTCCACAATCGCATCAAGATCTCTTACTTGCGCTTCCGCTGTGCCTAAATCATATTCTTTACTTGGTCTTGTTAATACTTGTACTATCTTTGCCATTATCTTCTTCCATCTGGTTGTGTGTCTAATTTAAAAGTACCTAACTTCCAATTTTGACTTGTTGATGTATTTTCTATTTTTAGAGCAATAGCTCTAGCCCTTGCACGTGTATCAATTTTTTTTGTTGCGCTTGTAATATCAAAAGGGCCAAGTGGTGAACTCGCAGCTGTGTCATTTGAAAAATTTCGTAAATTTAACGTGACTCTAGTTGTGCCAGTTTGTGAAATAAAATCAGGTATAAATCTTCTTATCTTCATAATAAATTCACCATCTCCTCTAAAAGTTGCAATACCTGTTTGTTGACCAGTTGGTGCTCTTTGAGCTGTGATATCAAAATCTCCTGATAAAATATTTGCAGTAATCGCACTTATAGTTCCATTTCTGTTTTGATCTGTCCCTGTTTCGTGTTCATAGTAACTTGTTCTACCTTCCGTATTACCAACTACATCAAAAGATGTATCGGTATCTGCATCATACTCTAAAGCATGTGGCTTACCAAACACTGCGGAATCTTTCCATATTGTTCTAGCTAAAGTTCCCACAGTCCATACAGGTCTTTGTGGTGATGAATCAAAATAATTATATGCAACCATTCTATTTACAACTGATGAAGAAGACTGAGGATAAAACCACATAACTTCACCAAACAAATTATTTAATCCGGCAGATACCATTTGGTTACCAGACTCTAAATTAATATCATCAAATACAAAATCTTCTACTAAACACGGAAGTGATTCTAGTTTACCTGCATATCTAAAGAAACCATTCTCTGACATCCAATATGCAGAACCATCAACCTCAACACATGCATTCTGTCCAACTAATCCACAGTTAGTTCCAACTTGTGCAAACGCAAATGTAAATGGTTGACCAACAAAACGTTGTGTAAATAATGAAGTGTCAGTCCAAACATAGATAGCATCTCTACCTCTTATAGCTCCTCTGATCTGTGATCCATCAGCCAGTCTTTGTGTGCCGGCTGTGTTAGTTGCAGATGGAGTATATGTATTTATATCCTCCTGGTCAGAGAATCTAATAAACATATCGTCTTGTGTTGATGTATCTCCAATAGTTGTTTCTGTTCCATAAAACACTAAGTGACGGTCTGGTGTGGATACTAACATGTGACGTGATGCAGTTGGTGCACCTGTTATAATGGCTGCTCTAGTTTCTGTTGCATTGGACAAACTAGAGTCCCAAGAAAAAACAGCGCTGTCATGAATTAAACAAATTGCCTTATCACCAAAATTATCTAATGACCACATACCTGGTTCTAATACTAAGTCTCCCGATGCAGCCTCACCCCACGCAACAAAATCAGTTGAATTTGTAACTGTAGCACCATCGCTATGTGATGCTGCTGTTGTTCCTGCAACCCCTCTTGTTAAACCTGTAAGTGTATTACCACTAACTCCAGTATAAGAAATTTCTTCAGACCCTATTATAACAAAGTTTGTTCCAGAACTAGGAAATTGAGATGCATCGGCTAATGTAAGAGTTGTTACAGAACTGTTAATCGCACCATTTAAAGTAGAAGTTAATGCAGATCCATCTTCACCACCCCAAGAACCTAAACCCCAACCAAAACCTTTTGCTTGCACAGCTGGTCCAACAGGATAATAATGTTGCACTCTAATGCCTCCTGATGTTGTTGCACCAGATCCTGACTCGTTTGATGGCATTGTAATTGTAATAGTTGTTGCTGTTGGCACAGTTGTTACCATAAATTTTTTATCATCAAAATCAGACGAACCAAAATTAGATCCTGTGATTGTAGAAAAATTATCTAACAATATTATGTCTTGAGGATTAATACCGTGAGATGTGCTAAAAGTAATAGTTACTGTTGGTGATCCGTTGGTCGTGGTAAAAGCACTTGTAAGCGTTGTTGTAGATTTAATTGGATGTATGTCATAAAACACGCCCCCAGAAAAAGCGTATAAAATTCTATTTGTACCAATGATTGAATATTTTCTTGATAAGCTATTTATAAAATGGTGCATGCCTCGACCAGCACCTGTTAATTCGTTTGATCCAGAGCCACCTAATTGATTCCAACCACCTATTTTTTCAGGCGTACCATATCTAAATCTAACATTATCACAATCCACCCATTGTCCCTCTGCTCCGGTCTCCGTGATTTGTTTATTAATACCTGGTCGAAATCCTATTTTCTGTAGCATAAGCCCTCATTATATAAGGTTTTTAATTTTTTGGTAGTATTATATACCTAGTAGGGCTTTTATTTCATCATCAGATAAACCTAAATTTTTTAATTTAGTTTTTGCTGATGTTTTATCATCTATTACTTTTTGATGTTGATTATTAAATTCTTCCTCTACTTCAGCTAATTTTTCTTCTATTTGAGCTTTAGGTATAGGTGTAGTACCATTATTCCATTGGATGCTATCTATATCTTCATTTGTTACAGTTACATCTGCGTCAGGATTAATTTTTAATATTGCTGCTATTGTTTTATTAATTATCATTATGCTCCTATTTCCATTGCTACATAAACTAATGTTTTTTGATCATCATTTATTTTTACAGTTCCTGATTGGTTATCTTGTCTTTTAAAAGCTATTTTATATGTTACAGCAGAAGTAGTGTTTGGTGAATCTAAAAATATTATTGACATTTGGGTAGGTGTAGCAGCTGGCGTAGTATTATTTTGTTCGTTTCTTTGAGCTAAACGAGAACCTCCAGTTACTTCAGTGCTGTCTCTAAATAATGAAGTTGCAATTCTAATCGCTGAGTCAGTTCCACTTGTTTCAAAATTTGCTAATATTAAAACTTTACTATTTGTTGCTGAAGGTGTGATAGTCACTCCATCAGTAAATGCTTGATATGATGTTGATGTAGTAGTTGTTTCGTTAGTTGAAGTTGCACCAACAACTTGTAAAACTTTACCACCACCTGCATCAGCAAAAGATAAAACACCTGATCCGTTTGTAACTAAGGCTTGATCTGCCGAACCGTCTGCAGAAGGTAAAGTTAATGAAAGATTGCTTGATAAAGCAGGCGCTAATAACTGAATATAGTTTGATCCATCATCAGTGTCCTCTGTAATTCTTAATCTACCAGATTGAGTTGAGTTTCCTGAAATTTGAACTACTCCAGTTCCGTTAGGAGCAAGAGTAATATTTCCGTTAGCTGCGTCTGTAATTGTAACTGTGCCCGAGTCAGTTCCACTGTTTGTGCTTAAAACAAGATCAGCTGCACCACCGGTTGTTACTGTAAGTGCTCCCGCTCCGTTTGAAGTTAATGTAGCTGCCGCTCCAGAATCACCAACTTTTACTGTATCTCCTGCAAGAACAACATCTCCAGTTCCTTTTGGAGTTACATTGATATCTATGTTTGTATCTCCACCTGTAGATGAAAGAGTTGGTCCGCTTCCAGTAGCTGCGTTAGCTATTGTAAATTCGTTTACTGCTGAACTAGTTGCTGTTACTTTAGCTAGTTCGTTACCATTCGTATCTAAAATAGAAGTGCCTATTTTAGGTGACGTTAAAGTTTTATTCGTTAAAGTTTCTGTTCCAGTTAGTGTTACATCTCCTATGCTAACTGAATCAATATTTGGGTTAGTTCCATCATCAGCTTTTGCATACGCAATTACTGTTGTTCCATTTGCAACGGTAACACTATCTCCTGATCCAGAAACATATTTAAATGTTATGGATTGACTACCAGTTGTTGAATTTTTTAAAATGTAAAATTGTTGAACATCAAGAGGGATAGTGGCATTTCTAGTAGCTGTTAAAGATCCTGATGAAGTAAATTCTAAAACTCTATGAGCTAAAGCTGCACCGGTTGATCCATCAGAAACAGATAAAGTAACATCTGCGTCACTTCCAAAATTAACTGTTGTATATCCACCAGATATTTGTTCTATAATTTGTAAATTAGTATTAGTTTTTGTTCCCCATGTACCAGCGTTTTCACCAGTTGCTTGAAGTTCTACCCCTAAAGGTGTGTATGTTGATGCCATATTTTTCTCCTACGCTACGTCACTATAACTTGTATTTGATCCTGTTGCAACATCAGAATACGTATCATTTGATCCTGTTGAAACGGCACTATAAGAGGTATTTGAACCCGTGTCAATGTTTGCGTAAGCCTCTATTGCCAGCACTCCTACACCTGCAGTTATTTCAACTGTTGTTAAACCTTGAACTACATCGCTTGGTGAAATTGACCCTACAGCTGATGTTGCTGCTATACCTGTAAGAGGGACACCTATCCCTGGAGTAATAGATCCCACAGATACTGTTGCAGAAACTCCTGTTACATCCACTAATTCAACAGCTCCAATTTCAATTGATCCAACAGATGTTGTTGCAGACACACCTGTAATTTCATCTGGGCCAAACTCTAATCCTAAAGTGCCTAAAGAAGATGTTGCTTCTATGCCTGTTATAGGTTCTGTGCTTTTACCAAATTCTAGTCCTAAAGTTCCTAAATTTATCGTTGAAGATTGTCCGCTAAGAGAAGCTGTTGGACTAATTACGAAACTAAAACTTCCCACGCTTGTAGTGGCTTCTTGACCAGATATACCAACCACATCCGCAGGAGATATAGATCCTACACTTATAGTTGCCTCTCTACCTACTAAAGGAATAACTTGATTAGGGGATTCTCCCCAAGAGTTATCATTCCAAGAATCTCTACCCCAACCAACTAGTGTTCCGACATAAGACATTGTTGGTGTTGCAAACTCTGCTGACACTCCTGTTAGAGGAACGCCTATTTCACCATCAACCTGTGGACTACCAACACTCGTTGTCATCGAGTGATTGGCACCTATCATTTCTAATAGATAAGTAAACTCTGGAGTTATAGATCCCACTGAAGCAGTTGCTTCAATACCTGTTAAAGACACCGTTTCGTCAGCACCTTCTCCCCAATCAGCTTGGTTCCAAGATAATCTACCCCAACCTGTTTGATTAGATTCTTCCGTTGTACCAAGTGAAGCTGTAAGACCAAAACCTGTTACTGAAATTACAGGATCAAAACTTTCTCCCCAAGGTTCTTCTCCCCAGTCATCTCTTCCCCAACCTTGTGCTGAAAAAGCAGATACTGATCCTATTGATATGGTAGCAGATATTCCTGTTGGAAAAACTATTTCATCGTTAATCTGGCCCCAAGAGCCATTGTTCCAGTCTTCCGCACCCCATCCTGTTGTTAAAATTGTAGAACCTCCCCACTGAGATCGATCCCAAGTGAGTCTACCCCATCCTGAAGTCACCGACATGGGTGGCCTCCTATGCTATACGGATTATTGCGTTGCTTGCGTCTGCTGCGGGAAATTGAATTGTAAAAGTTCCTGAAGAAACTGTTTTATCACCACCGAAAGCTATAACAGCCACAGCTTTATCAGATTGTGTATCGTTATATATTAGTGCGCCATTAGCTGTAAAAGACGCAGAAGTATAACTTACATCTGCAAAGTCACAAACAGCTGTCGTGCCATCTGTTGTAGGAGTCACTGAAGTTAGTGTTGCTCCACCGGCAGTATACGCAGTTCCGGAAGAATTTGTAATTTCATTTGATGTTGAATATGCTGTAGTGCCTGCTCCTAAAGATGCATCACTTGTGAATAAAGCTATTTTAAAAGTATTACCACTTGTCGCTGTAAAATTATGTGTTCCTACTAAAAGTTCTTGTTTAAAACTTGTGCAAATTGCTGATGTTATCGCCATAATAATCTCCTACGGGTTTGCTGAGGTCACCGGTATTCTAACTGTGCCATCTGTGTAGTCATCTCTTCGTCTTCTACCAACTTGCTCGTTAGCAAACTTCTGTACTTCTTGTTTATATTTATTTTCATATAAAGTCAACATATCTATCGGACCTTTTAAAAAACCATATGCCTCTGATAAACAGCAATATAATAAGCCATTTGGAAAATTAAGACTGATATAATTAGTGTCATCATTCTCTAATAATGCAGGCATTGCATTAAAATGCACTCTAAATCTATATGTTGTATTAGGAACTGGAGCTACAAATATTCTTCCTGATGTGGTATCAGATTCTCCTGTAGCACCTCCAAACATAGCGTAATATTTAGGCTGTCCTTGAGCCGCAGATGTGCCTGTCACATCTTGATATTCTTGTAAATAAGTTACATCTTTTTTTTCTAACCATCTATTAGCCCCTGTAGTTTCAGATCCCGCTGTATCATAAACTTGTATACCTCTAATAAATACAGCTCCCGCTGGACAGTTAATAGACTCTTGTCCAGCAACAAAATTACCTAGTTGTTGTTTTCTATCTGCATCAATAGGAACATCTCTAAATATTCTATATTGTGCATTTAAAATTATATTTTCTAAAACAGAATCTGATAAAACATTAGAATCTGTTTCTGTATAACTTCTAATTTGTGTTTTTAATCCTGATGCACTTAATCCAGCCATTATTTATCTCCTTTGTGTTTTTCACGTATCTTTTTTTGTTTTGCTGTTTCTTCTACGTGTGTTGGCACTTCTGGTTCTGGTGTGTGTAAATATAGTTCTTCATGTGGATCCATATCGGTTGGACACTCACATTGTTTAATATGAAATATTTTACAAATCCATTTTTTAAAAAATTTTATCATGGTGTTATAGTAACTGGTCCTGCAGACACAGTTGGTCCTCCTGAATCTTCTGTTATACTAGGAGTTGAGCCTAGTGTAAACGTATATTTATCTGTTGTTGTAACTGTTATGCTAAAACCACTTGAATTTTGATAAACTGTAAAAGCTACCCCTCCAGGACTTCCTATCACGTTTCTAAATCTTACAGTATCACCACTAGATCTTCCATGATTAGGCTCTGTTACAGTAATTGTTTGTGAAGATGCTGTTATAGAAAAAGGATTATTTGGTAACATGGCAGCAACAGCTGGTTCTAT